AAACGGTGAGTTGGCAATTAATATAGTTGATGAAAAACTGTACTTTAAAAACTCCGCAGGTACGGTGAAGTTGTTGGCATCAAACGCCACCTCTGCGCCAGTTTTATCATTCCAAACCTCTTTGGGCGGCTTAACACCATCGACTGCCACAACTGGCGTAGTGACGCTTGCAGGCACGTTAAATACGACCTCTGGCGGTACTGGACTGACATCATTTACAGCGGGTGATGTTCCCTACTATGCGTCTGGTTCAGTGTTGTCCAAACTTGCTATTGGCACAGCGGGGCAATTTCTAACCTCTACTGGTACTGCACCCCAGTGGTCTACATTGTCTGGCGTGGCGGTCACGACTTTCAGTGCTGGTACAACAGGCTTTACACCATCTTCCGCTACATCAGGCGCAGTCACATTGGCAGGTACGTTGGCAACCACGAACGGTGGCACAGGCTTAACATCATTCACATCAGGCGGTGTGGTTTACGCATCTAGTTCTAGTGCATTGGCTACTGGGTCTGCGCTAACTTTTAACGGGACTAATTTAAGTACAACGGGTGCTGTAGGAATTGGTGATTTTGCGGCAAGTTCTACTACTGGTTTAAATGTTCGTTTTATTGGTAATTTAACAAGTACTGACATTGCTGGTGTTAGTTCTTCAATCAGCGCACCCGCAACGGCATCAAGTTCAACCATAAATTTTTACAGTAGTTTAAGAACTACGGCAACTTCAGGCTCTAGGGGGTTTCTTTACAATTTTTATGCTGAAGCACCATCAATAGGTGCAACTTCATCGGCAAGTTCCATTTATGGGTTTTTTGCTAGGAATCAGGGCAGTGCCGCAGTCAACAATGCTTATGGTGTTTATATTGAGGCTCAAAGCGGCTCAGCTACAACTAATGTTGGTTTGCGTAACGAGGGTACTTCAATATTAGTCGGCAGTACAACCATTCAAGGCATGACTGTAGGTCTTGGTGCGGGTGCTGTGTCTACCAATACTGCGGTGGGTACTAGTGCTTTTGCAACTAACGCTACTGGCGCAGATAATGTTGCTATTGGTCGTGCGGCTGGAAGTGGTGCAACTGGAAGTTATGGCACTTATGTAGGTAGTCTTGCTGGTAATTCTTCTATTACTGGAAACAGTAATACCGCTGTTGGTTATTATGCTTATGGCTCTGGTGGAAGTGGCGCATACAATACCGCTATTGGACAACAGGCTTTGTATCTCAACACCTCATCATCCTACAACACTGCTATAGGCTATCAAGCAAATTATCTTAACCAAACAGGTACAGGACAAAACACCTCTGTTGGTGCTTTTGCAATGTACACAAACAATGGTGGGTACTACAACACTGCGCTTGGCTCAGAAGCCATGTACTACAACACTACAGGCATACAAAACGTAGCAGTTGGATTTCGTGCATTACAATCCAACACCACAGCATCTAACAACACGGCTGTAGGTTATCAGGCGGGTTATCAAAGTACCTATGGTGCTAACAATACTTTAATGGGCTATCAAGCGGCGTACAACATAAATCCTCCATCTTTAACAGATATGTATATTGTTGCAATTGGTCACCGAGCAGGTTATCAAAACACAACAGGTACAAATAATACTTATGTTGGCGGTTTAGCAGGGCCAAACACAACCGCATCTACTGGCTCGTACAACACAGCACTTGGTTATGCGCCTTTGTATAAAAATACTAGTGGTGCGAACAACGTAGCCATAGGTTCTATTGCGGGTTCTTATTCGCCTTTAAATGAAAACACTAGTGGTTCAAATAACATTGCAGTGGGTAACGGTGCGCTTGCTCAAAGCAGTACTGCATCTAGCATAACTGCTGTTGGCTACCGTGCAATGTACTCGCACAATACTGGCGGTGATATGTACATCACGGCAGTTGGTATATTTGCGGGTGGTAATGCAACTAGTTCACAGTACTTGACTGCAATTGGTGCTTACGCAGGTTATTACTCCACTGGTGCTAGCAACACTATGGTCGGATATTCGGCAGGATATACGATGTCTTCGGGTACTAACAATACCTATGTTGGAAATAATGCTGGCCCTACTAATACGGGATATTTTTCAGGCGGTTCAAATAACGTAGCATTTGGCTTTTCTGCATTAACTAATCTTTCAAGCGGCGGACAGAATGTTGCGATTGGTAGTTATGCTTTAAACGCCAACACCACAGCATCTAGTAACACCGCTGTTGGTTATCAAGCTGGGTATTATTTTAATGGCTCAAGCGCCATCAATACTTATGTTGGTTATCAGGCTGGGTACAGTAGCACAGGCGCAAATACCTCTGATTACGGAAATACGTTTATTGGTTATATCGCAGGTTATTCTGTAGCCAACGCAGGGGGGTCTCAGACTGGTATTTACAACGCATTTATTGGTGCTGGTGCTGGACAATCCGTAACTACAGGCTCAAAAAACACCATCCTTGGCTCTTACACAGGAAACAACGGTGGCCTAGACATTCGCACAGCAGACAACTACATCGTGCTGTCTGATGGGGATGGAAATCCAAGACAGTATTGTGATGGAAGTGGTTTCTGGACTGTCCCATTAAGAGTTACTATAGGCGGTACAGGAGGCTTTGCTTCTGCTGGCACTATTGGATTTACTTCTCCAGATGTTTCGGGTGCATACTCTAATGCGACTTCAACATCTACAGTTAATCATTACAGATTTGCCAATGCAAATGGAACAGTAGGTTCTATTACAACAAATGGGTCAGCTACTTTATACAACGTCACTTCTGACCAACGCTTAAAAGAAAACATCCAAGATGCTGAGTCTGCTTCAAGTTTGATTGATTCTTTGCAAGTGCGTAAGTTTGATTGGAAATCTGACAATTCACACCAGCGTTATGGTTTTATTGCACAAGAACTTGTGACTGTTGCACCTGAAGCGGTACACCAACCAACTGACACAGATGAAATGATGGCTGTGGATTACTCCAAACTTGTGCCAATGTTGGTCAAAGAAATTCAATCACTCCGTAAACGCCTTGCAGACGCAGGCATCTAATCTTTAAACTGAAAGGTAAATCATGACGACTTTTTCCACGACCATTACTTCAATGTACACTTTAAATACCCCATCACCTGACTACGTTGTTAACGCAATTTGGCAGGTAACAGGGGTATCTGGTGAATACACCGCCTCAATTGGTGGCAACACGCAGTTCAACTCTGCTGACCAAGAGACTGCGTTTGTTCCATACGACCAGTTAACAGAAGCCACCGTCATTGGTTGGATTCCTGAGTCAGCCATTACAAGCGCACAGCAGTGTGTGCAGGGCCAAATCGACAGCCTCATATCACCGCCTGTCAGCCCTGCTAATACAGCTTTGCCTTGGGCGGCTTAATTTAACGGGAAGCCACCACCCGATCTTGGTGGCACATTAAAGGAAACATCATGGGAAAAAACGAAAAAACCCCTGTGACGATTGACGGTGTAGAGTACAAGTTTGAAGACATGAGCCAGCAACAGCAGATGTTGCTCAACCATGTTGCCGACTTGGATCGCAAGTTGGACTCAGCAAGATTCAATGTGGATCAGTTGCAAGTAGGCAGAGATGCCTTCTTCAGAATGCTGAAAGATTCGTTGGAAACCAAGCCTGAAGAGGCCGTGACTGACGTAGCCGTTAACTGATCATGTGGGACTGGGCGGAGGCAATCATCGCCGCCGCCTGCATTGTGGCCTTCGTGATCTTTGGTACGTACATGATTTTATGGATATGGCAATGATTCATGCGATGGCTAATAATGTTACTGTTAGTCTTGGGGCTAGTCGGAGCCGTAGCCAAGAGCGGATGCCATGTGCGCGAGTTCTACGGGATTGCTTACACAGTCCACGACCCGACCATACGGCACAGAGAAATGATGGCGTGGCTCGACAAGAATGCGCCCTACTGCAAATCAACCGAATACATGGTGATCTGGAACAACCTAGCAGAGTGGGCGGGCACGGCAGACTCCACATGGCTTAGAGCAAAGATAGTTCATGGATACAAGGATGCACTTGAACGGGAAAAGAAATGACCAGAAAGCCGATACCCAGACCAGTGAAGAGAGTGTCAATGGACACCAAGGACAAGCTGACCCTGTGGGTCACGCTGATGGTAAGCACCACCCTGTGCATCTCCGTTTTGGCTATGGTCATAAGCTTTATGCTTGGCCTTTGGGCCAAAGAAGTGGACAACGCAGAAATATTCAAAATGATTTCACCCGCTTTTTCTACACTTATCGGCGGCATGATTGGGTTCCTGTCTGGTATCAAACTCATGCAGAATGATGAAAAATCTAAATGTAAGGATTGACTATGTTTGATGTACTAAGTGGCGGTATTCTAGGCTCCATCTTTGGTGGTCTGTTCCGTATGGCCCCCGAAGTCCTGAAGTTCTTTGACAAGAAGAACGAGCGCCAGCACGAACTATTGATGTTTACACGCCAGTGTGAACTAGAGACACTGCGCGGTCAGCAGAAGCTGGCTGAGATTGGCGCACAGCGGGAAGCCGCTATTGACGTAGGTGTCATGGATGCGTTTCAGTCTGCCATAGAACAACAAGCCACAATGGTTAAAGCCGCTGGTGGTTGGGCGGCATCTCTATCCGCTTCCGTCAGGCCAGTCGTAACTTACTGGGTCTTATTTGTCTGGTCATTCATCCATGTATGGTTTGCATGGAACGCATGGATCACTGGCGCTCCTCCCGTAGAAGTCTTCAAAACAATGATGACTCCAGACTTTTCTGCATTGCTTGCTGGGACAATTAACTTCTGGTTCCTTGATCGTACATTGGCTAAAAGGGGTTTATAAATGAAACCGTATGAAGAAATTGATTTTCCAAATGGATTCCTGCGTTGGATTCGGGAAGATGGCGAGTATGTTTGCCGTATGACGGAAGAGCAAATGGTAAAGATTAAGGCGATACACGAATCACCGAGCACATGGGCAGGGCTGGCGGATGAGGAGATAACTCAAATAATAGAAACGGGCTTAGGCATCAGAGACAGTATAGAAACCGCTTTAGACAAACTCAAAGAAAAAAACGCATGAACCTAGCACTAGCCGCAGAGATGTGTAAACGGTTTGAGGGCTTTCGCTCCAAGCCGTATCTTTGCCCTGCCAATGTAGCCACGATTGGCTATGGTTCTACCTACTACGCAGATAAACGCAAGGTAACGTTAGAAGACGCGCCAATGAGTCAGGAAGAGGCTCACGTCCTTTTGATGATTGAGCTTGAGCATACGTACCTGCCCGGTGTTCTGCGTAACTGCCCCGGCCTGATTTTGGACGAACGTAGGTGCAACGCTATCGTAGACTTTGCCTACAATTTGGGCACGGGACGCTTGCAAACATCTACGCTAAAGAGGAAAATCAATGCCAATGATTGGGAAGGCGCAAAAGAACAACTGATGCTCTGGACTAAAGGTGGTGGCAAAGTACTGCCGGGACTGTTAAAACGCCGCACGGCTGAGTGCGCACTACTCACGTGAAAAATCTTATATCTTTATTTTTAAGGAGTGTTTAAAATGGCATCAAGTAAGCCTGTTTGGGAAAAACCACGGCCAAAATCATTAGGTAAACCTAAGCCTCTTTCGCCGAAGAAAAAGTCGGCAGCAAAAGCAAGAGCTAAAGCAGCAGGTAGACCTTACCCTAATTTAGTTGATAATATGGCTATGGCTAGGAAACGGGGCAAGTAAGTATGGCAACTGCTGCAGTAATGACATACACCACTTTGGTGGAAAATATTGAGTCTTATTTAGAGCGTACGGACACTGCTACGCTTAATAAGATTCCGCTTTTCATTATGTTGGCTGAGCAGATCATCGCCAGCCAGATTAAGTTCCTTGGCAACTTAACGGTCAACACAAGCACAATGGTATCAGGCAATGGCGTTATTGCCAAGCCCGCTCGTTGGCATAAGACTGTTTCCATGAACGTGACGGTAAGTGGGGATCGTCAGCCCGTACTGCTTCGTAAGTATGAGTACCTTCGCAATTACTGGCCGGATTCAACTGCCACTGATGTGCCTTTGTACTACTGCGACTATGATTACTCCAACT